GAGGACATCATCCCGTTCTATTATCGCGACAAGACAAGCCTCGACTGGCTCGCGGAGAAGTTCAGCTGCGAGCTGAGCACGATCACGAGAAACAAAAAGCGGCTCTGCCTGAAGGTTTTTCAGCTGCTGCAGTGAAGGGAGGACGCGATGGATGATTCAATCAGCAGGAGAGAGGCTATCGAGTGGGTTAAAAATATACTTGTGGTTCACAAATATTATCACCCACATTCAAGAAGCAGGAATGTTCCAATTGACGAAGTGATAGATGCACTTGAACAGGTTCCAGCTACAGAGCCAGAGCGGAAGAAGGGGCGGTGGATATACGAAGGCAAAAGGGGCAGATTTCCTGCTTGCAGATGCTCCGAGTGTGGGAATGTCGAGAATGCTGATTGGGCGATACTGGGTGACAATGTGAACTACTGCCCGAAGTGCGGAGCAAGAATGGAAAGGAGCGAAGAATGAAGATTAGAATCACAGAGACCTGCATCGAGGCCGACGCGAGGGAGCTGCGGGAGAGCAACGGCCTGGCCAGCAACTTCGCGGCGATGCTGAACCGGTGCTTCCGGTCAAATGAACCTTTCGACGATGAGGACGACGGCGAAGAAGAAAAGGAAGCGGAGAGATGAAGAAAGTGATTTTTGTTTGCGACCGCTGCGGGTGGCAGATGACGGAGCCCTGGGTGACGATCCCGATCGAGACGGGAGAGAGACATCTCTGCGAGTTCTGCACGGAGAAGATTCTGGCGGCACTCCTGGAGCTGAAGGGACCGAAGGAAGAGGAGCCGAAGGAAGAGAAACCGAAGCGGAAGCGGATCGACCAGGGCAAAGTCCTGGCGCTTGCGAAGGCAGGCTGGACGGTCGCGAAGATCGCTGACGAGATGGACTGCAGCGTTCAGTCGGTCTACAACGCATTGAACGCGTTGAACGCGTTGAAGAAGGAGGCGGAAGAATGAAGATCTGGACGGAGTCAGGGCTGGTGCCGGTCATGGACGTCCTCGAATACTTGCTCGACGCTTGCCAAGAGTATGACGGGACAGACGGAGAGGCGTTCGCTAGAATAAAGCATTGGATCCAGAGCGGCGCACCAGAGCTCGAGGATCAAACCATCTACGGCTTCAGAATCAGGGATCTCGTCCCGCTGGCGTCGATCCTCCGGGCGAAGGGAGTCAGCCCCAAAGAGATCGAGGACTGGCGCAAGGAGCTTCAGTGGCTCCTGGACTTTGTGTATGAACAGGAGATGGAGGCACACCAGAGGGCCGTGGCTGACGTGCTGAAGGGATTCAAAGGACTGAACGAAGAGGCGGGGGAGTGGTTCGCGAAGAATACCGGCAGCAAAGGAGAGGAGAAGTGAGACGCAGCCCGGAGGGAGACTTCCGGGCTGAATTTTTGTGAAAAAACTTCCTCAAAAATGAAATTTCGTATTGACTTTATACACCTATAGGTATATAATCATATATAGAAAGAGGGTCAGAGAGCCCCGAAGGAAAGGAGAGCAAAAAGATGGCAGATTACGCAGTGAAGGCAAGAACAGCAAGAGGGTGGCAGATCGTACACTGGACCGACAGCGCAGCGAAGGCAGACGCCTGGATCGCCCAGCAGGTCAGGGAGAACGGAACGAGCTACACCGACTACACGGTGAAGAGAATCGAGAAATGAGGAGGCGGACGAGATGACGACAACGATCAGATACAGAGGGACAGAGAGCCCCGAAGAAAAAGGAGAGAACAAAATGATGACCCTGGAGAGAGAAAACGCAGCGATGAGCAAGGCACAGACGATGATCAGAAAGAGCAGCACGAAGCAGCTCCTGATGGTCTGGGAGATGACGACAACGAGCAACGACGAGAACATCCCGATGGTTCGCGGCTGGCTGATGGACGAGCTTGAGAGAAGAGACCCGGAGGGCTTCGAGGCTTGGATCTGCGGAGACGCTGACGACTACGAACTGAAGAATTACATCAACGGATAAGAAAAACGGCAGGCGGGCCTACGGGCCCGCAGAAAGGAGAAAGAAAAATGAATGAGTATATGATGAACAGCATTGAGCAGGCATGTGAGGGGATCATGAAAACGCGCCCGATCATGGAGAAGATGGACAGGGAAACCTTCGAGATGTTCGTCTGCATGCTCATTGAAGAGTGGCAGGTGGACAAGCCGGAGGAGGACACGATGGTGATCCTGGAAGAATGCAGAGCGGCAGCGGCAGACGTTCGAGCGACGAACGGAGTCTATAAGATGTGAAGAGGAGGGATGAAAATGATCTATACAGTTTACGCAGAGAGGGACGACATGACCTTTATCATGCAAGACGGAGATGATGGTCTAAAGGTGATCGGGTTCTATTTTGGAGAACCGGACGAAGAGACGACGAAGAAGTTCGCAGGTGACACGGTCGCAATGTTTTGACGGCTGAGGTCGAAAATGGCGCGCTAGAAGGCGATTCTGGCGCGTCTTTTTATTTTGGCGAAGAATCTGCCACCGAAGATCGAAAGAGGGCAGGAAGGGCCCAAATTTTCGTTCTGGTGGCGAATGGGCGCAAATGTGCGCTCTTGTTTGACGCCTGAAGGCCGTGCTATCGTCCAATCAGTAAAAGGAGTGATCGACATGATGAGAACGGCGCCCTGCATGGGATGCACGGACAGACGGCTCGGCTGTCATGCTGAGTGCTGGCGTTACATTGACTGGGCAAACGAACGGCAGACAGTGAGGAAGAAGCAAAGGGAAGAGCAGCAGCTCAACCAGGCGCTGAACGAGGTCAAGGAGAAGACGATCAAACGGAAGAAAGGGAAGAAATGAAGATCGAGGAGATGAAGGTGGGGGAGTTGATCCCCTACGAAAACAACCCCAGGAAGAATGACGCAGCCGTGGACGCGGTGGCGGCATCCATCCGGGAGTTCGGCTTCAAGGTGCCGATCATAGTGGACAAGGACAACGTGATCGTTGCGGGGCACACAAGACTCAAGGGAGCAAAGAAGCTCGGCCTGCAGACCGTGCCGGTGATCCGGGCGGACGATCTGACCGAGGAGCAGGTGAAAGCCTTCCGGCTGGCGGACAACAAGACCGGCGAGATTGCGGAGTGGGACTTCGAAAAACTGCGTGAGGAGATGGCCGGCATCCAAGGGGTGGATCTTTTACAGTTTGGCTTTGACGACGAGGGCCCGGTGAACATGGATGATTATTTCGGGGAGGCCCAGCCCAGGGAAAAGGAACCCAAAACATACACGTGTCCGTACTGCGGGGAAAGCTTTGAGGCTTGGTCATGGAAATAAAGACAATGAACGTTTCGAGGCTCGTCCCGTATGAGAACAATCCTCGAAAAAACGACAGAGCAGTGGACGCGGTGGCAGCCTCCATCCGGGAGTTCGGCTTCAGGGTCCCGATCATCATAGACAAAAAGAATGTGATCGTAGCAGGACATACGAGGCTAAAGGCGGCTGAGAAGCTCGGCCTGAAGACTGTTCCGGTGATCCTGGCGGACGACCTGACGGAAGAGCAAATCAAGGCATTCCGCCTGGCGGACAATAAGGTGGCGGAGCTTTCAAAATGGGACTACGCAAAACTTGACGAGGAGCTGGACCTAATCGAGAACATCAACATGGAGGATTTCCTGCTCTTCGCCGCAAAGCAGTTTTCTGACGACGACTTCTTCAGTGAGGAGAAGGAGGAGAAGGAGGAAAAGAAAACCCTGGTGACCTGTCCTTGCTGCGGGAAGAGCTTTGAAGCATGAACATTTATCTGGCAGGAGGGATCTCCGGCAACCTAAACCCGGCATGGCGGGAAGCGGCAAAGCTGCTGGAGCATGAAGGAAGAGAGAGGGCAATCGAAAAGGCTATGCAGATCTTTTTGGCGGGAGGAGAAGGAAGACATTACATTCACGACGAGCTCCTGGAGGCAAAAAAAAAAGAGAAAAGGCGGAGAAGGATATGCAGCTCTTCTTGGCGGGGGTCGCTCCCTGGAGGAACGAGGGCGGATACGATGGAGTCATAAAAGAATATAAGCCGTATATCC